TTGCGACCCATGCTGCTACTGCCATTTATGGTTCAAAATATTGGACAAAGGTTGCTTTAATAGTAGCCCTATTCTTATAAGGTATTGATTTCGTCCAAGAAAAACAACGCCATTTATAAAAAGTAGAAGAGTCTAATGGTTTCCACCTAAAGGTTGCTCCATCGTTAACTCTGTCCACTAAGAAGTCTTCTATCGTAGTTGCTTCTGTTTCCGAAACCTCCCACTTTAAATTCCATTTTCTTGGGTTTTGATTAAGACCAAAACGTATAACTTGTGCGTAACCATCACCAAACTGAACTTGTTTTAGACTCGGATTACTTGCTTTTGATGCTCCGTATGTTGGAGTAATTGAAGGAAAGTCAGCCATAATTAAAAGAGTGTACCTCCAGGTCTTTGCTGTCTAATAATTTCTGATTGAACAGCCGCACCAATCAAGTCTCCTAATTGTCTGCTTCTCTCAGCATCACCTTCTACTGACGAACCAGAAGCATCTACATTAACCACTACGTTTGCTCCTCCCATTGCATAATTTGGAACAATATTACCGCTAGAACCTGGAACAAATAATTCTGGGCCTTTCTCTCCAACAATGTAAGGAGATCCTCCTGATACTGGGCCTCCTGCCGCTTTAAACACCTCATTCCCCAGTGAACCTACGTTTGTAGGAGGAGATGTTGTTCCACTTAAAGCTTTTTGAGTTACCGATCCAAAGCCATATCCTGCAAAGTCCAAACCTATTCCTAATATTTTCATCTGTATTTGCTTTGCAATCATTTTTGCAGCCATGTCTAAGAACATATCTGCTGTTCTTTGGAATAGATTTGCTAAAGCTTCTTTTGCTGTCATAGAACCTTTCACTATTCCCTTAAATGATTCACTAAACGCATTACCAACTGTTTCTGCTGTTTTAGTTAGTAGAAACAAAGGACTTTGCAACTGTTCTATCTCGTCTCTAACAGTTGCAATATTCGTAATTAACTCCAGCTTAAATGCTCTATCTAGTTCTTCTCCTAACTTTTTGACTGCATCTTGTTGACTATCACCCAGTAATTTTTCCATTCTTATATCTCTTATATCCTCACCTGTTACAGTTGCGTTACCTTCTCCTGGTCCTTGCCCGAAGAGATTCATATACTTATTTCCTAAAGTTCTTCCTCCAGCCATAAATTTATCAAAGCCCCCAACTTTATCTTTACTGCCTGTCACAGTCTTTCTTTGGACTTCTAAAATAGCATCCTGTAATCTCTTCTGTACTTTTAAACTTCCTTCTGTCTTCATTAAATTTATAAGCTGATCGGCTTTTTCTCTCCCTATTTTTCCTTCAGCAGCTTGAATATTTTTCAACAAATCTGCATTAGTTTTAAGACCTTTAACCATATTGAAAGTACCTTCATCTCCAAAAGCTATAAGAAGAGACTTTCTAACTGAAGCATCAAAGGCAGCAAAACTCTTAGCAGCATTAAGAGCCTCTTCCTTTGTCATATTCAGAGTTTTAGCTAATTTCTCTATACCTCTTGCTGTAAATAAGGAAGTGCCCCCTGTGGCTGCTATAGATTTATTAACTTTGTCTATTTCCTTACGGAACTGTATAGCTTCCGCTACTTTGGTAGCAAGAGCAGAGGCAACTATACCTCCTGCAAAACCACCCCCAGGAGTAACCGCTTCTCCTATTCCACCACCTAGTGCGCTAATAGCTGCAACCCCAGGACTCTGACCAAATAAAAGAGGGAAACCACCACTAATACCTGCGGCAGCACCTATCCTTCCCCAAGCGTTTGGTTTAGGTCCAGGTAGTAACTGTCCGTTTGCTGCAAAATTTAAAGGAGAGCTTGGTCCTCCAACAATAGTACTTTTTCTTCCTCCTCTACCTCCTCTTCCCCCTCCCGTTCCACTGACACCTTTAAGTCCTATATTCTCTATTTCAAATTGTCTTAAAAGAGCGTCTAATTGTTGTTTATCTTGTGCTGTTACTGCTTTCTCCAGTTGCAGTCTCTTAGAAGTCGTATTTACACCTTTTTTATCAAATCTGGCTAATATTTTTTCTATTCTATGTTTTTGATTTAAGAAATCTAACTCCTGTTTATTTGTTACCTGTATTCGTTTTGCTCTTTGCTCTTCCCTGTGAGTTAAGTTATCTAGCTCCTTTAACTCCCTTCCTATCTCACCTGCATTTCCAAAACCAGAGGCATTTTTTGTTTGCCCCATTGAAGTGGAGATAGCACCATACCTTTTTACTAAACCTTGTATTCCGTTCTTAAAGTTCTTTATTTCAGGGTTACTTATACCTTCAAAAGTAGAAAGAAGAGTTTCTAAATTCTGTCTTCTTCTAAGTAATCTAGTGTGGCTCGTAGCAAACGTACCAGTGCCTTTTCTTTGTAGATCTATAGGTAAAGAAGCTCCTCTTTTTGGTATTGCTGGTACTTTCTTACCTGGATCGTAAATTTCGTTGCCGTAAATATCTATAGGTCCGTGCATCCTCTGACCATGTGGCCCTTTTCTTCTTCTATTCTCTATTTTCCTTGATTGCTCTACCTGTTGTTTTGCTTGCTTTTCCTTCTCTAAACCTTGATTAATTATAGTTTGTAAAATCTTATCTTCTACATCTAAAGCACCTCTCAAATCTTTTATTTTTTGTTGCGCTGCTTGAGGATTACCTCTGGCTAACGTATCTATCTCACCAGCCCAATTTCTAAGTTTTTTAACCTGTGAATCTGAATACCCAAAAGATTGAAGTTTATTTATTCTTTCTATTAACCTCTGCTTCTCTATAAGCTGCGCTCTAGTCTGATCAGCGTTGTATTTTATTCTTCTCTGTTCCCTTTTATCATTCTGTTCTTTTCGTATAGATAATGCTCTCTCCCTGCTAGTTGCTCCCGTTCCGCCAGTTGCTACTTTTACAGTTTTTCCTAGCTCATTTTTTATCTTATTTTTTAAGTTTCGTAAGTCCTGACTGAACTGACGAGTAGCTAACTCAATATTTACGGTATAGGTTGCTCCTCCGTCTGCCACTAGATCACCCAATTAATAGTAATAGTTTAGCGCACGTTCTTGTATTGAGACTTTCTTCGAGCATCTTCGTATGCTTTTTCTTCTCTTTCACCTTTTAATTCAAGATATGCGCTCCATGCGTATAGCTCTTCTGTTGTCATCGTAGTCGCTATTTCTTTGTGAGTTTTGCCTAACTTTTCAGCTATTGCAAATTGGAGATAGAGGTAACTATTCTTCTCCAGTTGTGCTTTTTACGGCTTCTGGGTCAACCTCATCCCCCAAGTCCTGCATCTTAGCCATGATGTCCAGTAAGACACTTAAAGGAACTTCTCTCCTTAAAGATGGTCTATCTGCTTCTGTAAATAGAGATTTTCCTGTACTATCTTGTGCTTTTTCGATGATTACCTGGAGCGCAAAATCAAGACTACCTTCTTCATCTCCCTTACCCATTGCTCTTAGTGTGGTATTTATCTTGTCTCTATCAGCAATGGTTATAGGGGACCAAAAGATCTTAAGTACTAAATCTTCCCCCTTATAAATAGCGTAACTACTACGATTTTCGACATTGTAAGCTTTTTTCAGCTTGTCTATAGCACGTTCAGCAGCCATGTAATTCTGTATTTACTCCTGTAGTATAACCTATAAGTCTAAATAAGCTCTTGGTTGATAATTGTATGCTTGACCTGAACTACCTACATTTCCCGTATAGTTCTTACTCTTAAATGTTGTCTTTCTATCTGTCTTTCGTATAACAAAATTCTTGGAACGAAAAGCTCTATTGATGTCCCTCATTAAGTACTGAGTGTCATTCAAGTAAATCCTGTACCAACTAGGTTGTGGGTATATCTTGGGTGTTAAATTTCTAGTTCTACCGTGTTGAGCGTATGTAACTCTCCTACCTTCTATATCCATCATGTTTTGAAAATGATGAATTTTTTCTCCCCAGAAACCTGTAGCAAATAAAGCATACTCAGAAGCGTTACCTATATATAAAGTCTGAGCTATAGGCACTACAGAAAAATTAGGTCTTCGTGTTTGTCTAGGTCTGCGAGCCGCTTGAATGGCTTCTTCATCCCAGTAAGGAGGATTAGGTTCTCTTTCTAGTTCACCTCCTTGAACTGGTGCAGTACTAACTACCCAACTCTTAGCAAAACTACCTGTCCACCACGGTCCTTTATCTTGCAAAGTATGAACAATCTCTTTTGCTGACTCAGTTCTTGCTTGTCTTACAGCATTTTCAATATCATTAGCAAGACTATTTAAAGTTTTCTTTCTAGGCATTGGCTGTAAAAATGCAACTCACTGTACTTAGATAATGACTATTATTTTCGTTGTTGGTAAAAGACGGTCCAGATATTTCTGAAACACGGGGAGATACAGAGTATGTGTCTGTGTAGTCGGAGGCATTTATGGAGATTAAACCGTCTATGACTGATTGAGATACAGCAGAAGATTCGTTGCTTCCGCTATCCTTAGGAGTTAAAATGCCACAACTTACTCTACCAGTGTAGTAAGTTTGGGCTGCTCCTTGAGGTTGGTAAGTGGCTGTATCGAAGTCTATACTTACAAGGACGTACTTCTTCATTCTACCTGGGGTAGTAAAAGGAGTATTATCAAATACTACTGTAACCGTAGGTTGGTTATCCTTTAAGGAGTCTCTTATAGCAACTTCTAGGGCTGCTCTAGTTTTAACCAAAGTCATTAGAAAACCACATCAACACGAAAAAGATACTCCTGACCGCCCTTAAGTGTCCTTATATTCGTTATTTTTGCAATTCTGGCAGAACCAGAAAAGTTCAAAGTTATTTCGTCCTGAAGAAGAGGTTGATTATCTCCTATTAGATCAGGTGTGAGGTATAACCTGGCTGTGTTCTCTTGATAACCTCCTTCTTCACTAGAGTTAATAAACTCAATAGGTACTTTAATAGCGTAATTTGTTTTAACGGCGTTTAGATTTCCTGTAGCTGCATTGTATGTACCCATAGTTTTACGGGTATAGGTGATGCTTGTATCTAAGGAAGCTCCTAAATCAGCTACAACTTGCTTAGCCGCATTTTTAATTAAGTTGTCTAATGCTCCCGCCATAATTAACCTCTTACAGTTCTGATTTGATGACTACCCGAACCACCTAAGCAGTAGGCACCGAGATAGCTTTGAAGCCAGGGATAAACATCAAAAATGTTATTTACGGCTCCGATCCCCTGACTCTGAGTGGCGTATTTTACTTCCATTTCCCCCAGTTTTACCTCTTCTATATTACCGTCAGTACCCTTATTACCAGTCATTGCGTCAGTTTCATTCGCTAATGCTACTGCTAATTCATATTGTGCATATTTAACACTCGCAGGTATCGCAGTACAAGCAAGTTCTACATTATCAACTTCATAGTTATTTCGAGGCCATTTTAAGGCTTGACCGTCGTCACAACGATCACCATAAAAATTAAGACTATCAATCCATCTCGTAGCAGATATTAATGCTCGATTCTTTTGATCATCAGTCTTATTATCCCAAGTTGTTGAATCTGGGACGGTTTCAAAATAAGTGTTTGCTTCAGCTAAAGTCACATAGCTATTAGCTGTTGCAGACTTCAACGTGGCAA